ATGATCTACTTGAAAAAAGAAATTAGCCGCATGGCAAGCGTTGTTCTCTTTGACCCAAACATCCAAGTAACTTGGAAGCGTTTCACAAATCAAGCAGAACCATTCCTTGCAAGCGTTAAGTCACGCTTTGGATTATCAGAGTATCGTTTAATTCTTGATGAAACAACAACAACGCCAGAACTTGTAGATCGCAACGTTGTATATGCCAAGATCCTTTTGAAGCCAACCCGCGCTATTGAATTTATCGCTCTTGACTTCGTTATTACAAATACCGGCGCAAGTTTCAACGATTAGACTATATATATTATAGGAATTTAATTTTAGGAGAATAAAAAAATGGCATTTTGGAGCAAACAAGAATCAGAACCATTAAGACAATATCGTTGGATAATAAATTTTGGTGCCACCGAAGTTACCAACGGCTCTATGGACAGTCTTATATATGCATTAAAAAAAGTTGATAAACCAAAAGCCAAAGTTGGTGAAATAACGCACAAATATCTTAATCATTTCTTTTATTATCCCGGTCGTCTTGAGTGGGAAGCGATTAATATGACTTTTGCAGCGATTACAACACCAAATGCCACAAATTTAGTTAATAATGTTTTTTTAGGAGCTGGGTATGGGGTACCAACAAATGTAACCGGTTTTGATAATGTCTCTAGCATAGGAAAAAGAAAATTTAGCAATATGCTCGGTTCTTCAATTGATATTATACAATTAAACCCGGATGGTCAAATTTTAGAACGTTGGAGATTAGCTAATCCATTTTTTACTAGCGTACAATTCGGCAGTTTAGATTATTCTAGTGAAGAAATAGTAGAAATTACTACTACTGTAAGATATGATTGGGCAAAGTTAATGGATGTCAACGATCGGGATGATAGCGTAAGAAATATTAATAATCTCGGCGTTCCATAATACTAATACTATATGGCGTTTTGGTCTGACATAAATAACACTCCTGAACCATTACGCCAATATCGTTGGTATTTACAGTTTGGCGATAATAAATTAGAAAGTAATTTAGATAAATTAAGATATGCTCTGATGGAATGTGGTAAGCCAGAAATGGAAATCACTACATCAGAACATTTACTTTTAAATCATTATTTTAAGTATCCCGGCCTTGTTAAGTGGAAGCCAATCAATATTAAAGTTGCCTCTGTGGTTGGGCAAAAATATAGCGAAGATGCCTCTAGAATATTTCATGTATTGGCAAACAGAAGTGGTTATTATTTACCAAATTTAACTCAAGAAAATAATATTAATAAAATAGATATGATTACTAATATAGAAAATATTGAAATTATACAAATAAACACTGGTGGTGCTGAAATAGAAAAATGGTTATTATATAATCCTTTAATATCAAATATAAAATATGGTAATCTATCTTATGCAAGTGAAGATATAGTTACCATAGACGCAACAATAAATTATGATTTTGCAGAATTAAAATTTGATATCGATAGAAACAAGAAAATTAAATAAGTAGTACTTTTAAAGAAAGCTAGGTAAAAAATGCGCAATAACGAAGATCGTTTAGGGGCAAACTTAAATCGTCAAGACGGACTACCAACTCAACAATTAGCAACCCAACCTTTACAACAAAATAATCCACTGCAAGCAACACAGTTAGATTTCATGGTACCAACAGAATTTGTTGCTTTGCCATCCAAAGGATTATTTTATCCACCACATCACCCATTACATAAAAAAGACAGCATTGAAATCAAACAAATGACCGCTAAAGAAGAAGATATTCTTACTTCTCGTAATCTACTTAAAAAAGGTGTTGCATTAGATAAACTTATACAATCTCTAGTATTGGATAAGAATATCAATACTGACACATTAACTGTAGAGGATAGAAATGCAATCATAGTTGCTTCACGCATTTCAGCTTATGGAGCGGATTATAATACAACTGTTACCTGTCCATCATGTAATGAAAAAGTTAAAAGCACTTTTAATTTATTAGAAAGGCTTGAGCAACTAGAAAGCGAAGAAAGCTCATTGCAAGTTGATGATAACGGTTTATTCGTCGTAACACTGCCTGTAACGAAGTACACGGTGATTTGCAGGGCTTTAAATGGTATGGACGAGAAAGAGTTGCTGCGTGTATCAGAAAGCAAAAAGAAGGGCAATAGCGGCGATTCTACGCTGTTAGAGCAATTACGCTGTATGATTGTTTCCATACAAGGCAATACAGATAAAGATACTCTTGCTAGAGTAGTTAGTTTGCTTCCAGCAGCTGACTCAAGGTTTTTACGTAAACAATATCAAAATACAGTAAAAGCAGTAGATCTAAAGAAAACGTTTACTTGTAGTGCTTGTTCATATGAAGCGGAGATGGAGGTGCCGCTGTCCGCAGACTTTTTTTGGGTTAAATAGCGAATACCAAGAAAATATATATGAACAATTCTTTTATTTGAAATATTATGGCGGATTCAGTCTTTTTGAAAGCTACAATTTGCCAATTGGTTTGCGACAATGGTTTGTTAAAAAGCTAATAGATCAACTAAAAGAAGAAAATGATGCAATAAAAAAGGCAAGTCGTAAATAATCTTGAGCGGATTTAATTATCCGCTCAATTTTTATTTATTGTCTAATTATTTTGTGTAGTTTTTAATGGATAAATATTATGGCTGTTCCTACTAAAGAACAATTAGAAGAATTAAGAGAATTGCTGAAGCAATCTGGCACGTCAGTTAAAGAACTAGACGATTTTATGAAATTAGTTGAAACTTCTTCTTCTGATCTAGTAAAAATTTTAATAAAACAAAATGAAGAAAGACAAAAGGGCAATGATTTAATAAGAGAAACAAATAGATTAGCTGAATTAGAAAACAGTAAAAATGCAAGAATATCTGAAGACGCAAAAAAAATTGCCGATGAAAGAAAAAAATTTACTGATGATTTAATAAAAAAACAAAATGATTTATTATTGATAAATCAAAAAATAAAAACTCTTGAAGAACAACAAAAAAACAATAATGGTATTTTAACCAAAGAGCAACAAAATCAATTAAATGCCGCTAAAGCGGAAATACCTATAATTAAAGAACAAATAGCCGCTTCACAAAGAAATCTAGAAATTTCCGATAAACGTGTTGAGGTTCTAGGACAAGAGCAAAGAATACATAAAGAAATTATAAATTCTATTGAAATACAAACATCAAGAATGTTTGCTCTAGATGATGTATGGCGTAACTATAAAAGGGGCGTCAGTTTAACATCCGCATTGTTTCAAAAATTTGTTGATAACGCCGCTGAGTTACTTTCAAAGGTTAATGAAGGTAATGCACAATTTGCTAAAACAACCGGTCAGATAGCAGATCGTACTTTTAATTTTGGCATGGGTTTAAGCCAATTTGGTATTGGATTTGAAGAATTAAATAAAGCTGCTGGTGAATTATTTGTCTCAATGAGCGGCTTTTCTAATTTAAATAAAAACGTTCAAAAGGATTTAGCCGAATCTGCTGCAAAAATGGAACTATTAGGCGTTAGCGCCAGCACTACTGGAAAAATCATAAATGATTTGACCAAGGGTATGCGCATGACCGCCGATGAAGCACGGACAACAAATGAATATCTTGCCCGTGCAGCTATAGGAATGGGTGTGCCACCGCAAAAAATGGCACAAGAATTTGCTGCTGCAACACCTAAAATGGCTGCTTTCGGCAAGCAAGGCGTAGAAGTATTTATACAATTACAAAAACAAGCTAAATCGCTTGGTATGGAAATGAATACCTTAATGGGCATAGTCGGTGATACCTTTGATACATTTGAAGGCGGTGCCCGTGCAGCAGGCAGATTAAACGCTATATTAGGCGGTGATTATTTAAATTCAGTAGAAATGTTAAATGCCACAGAAAGTGAGCGCATAGAAATATTAAAACGTTCATTTGATATGAGTGGAAAGAATTTTGATTCTCTTGATAAATATGAGAAAAAAGCTATTGCTGCTTCTTTGGGAATAAGCGATTTAAATGAAGCAAGTAAACTATTTGGTTCTTCTACTTCTGATTTAAATGCCGATATGGAAAAACAGGCAGCAACTCAAGAAAAATTAGAAGCTGTTCAAAAGGAAGCAGTAACCACGCAGAAAAAAATGAATGAAATCTTTAATGGATTTTTAGTTATCATCAAACCATTAGTTTCTACTATAGAAACATTAGTTGAATGGATTACTTGGTTAAATGATAAAGCATTTGGGTTTGGTGGAACTTTAATTGGCGTTGGGTTAGGAATTAAGTTTTTTGGTGGCAATATAACTTCTCTATTGTCTCCACTAAAAAGCATGTATGGTTTTATCGCGTCCATGCCTGCAAGAATAAAGGCGATGACAGCTGCAATGAAGGCTCCAGAAGGTGGTGGCTTCTTATCTGGCGTTAATGCGTTTTTTAAAGGAAAAACCCCAGAAGTTCCAGTAGTTCCTAAAATACCAGAAATGGATCCAAAAGCTGGTTTTTCTTTTAAATCGGCAATGGAAGGTATGGCACAAGGTTTTGCCGCCTTTGGTAACACTGCGGGTGTTTTAAAAGGAGCTTTAATTTTTACATTAGTAGCTGCTGCCGTTGGTGCTTCAATGATCGTATTTGCTTTTGCTCTTAAACAATTTACTGGGATCGATTTTGAACAAGTGATGAAAGGGTTAGGAGTTTTAACTTTATTAACTATTGGTATGTTTGCACTTGGAGCGTTTCTTACAGGTCCGGGTCTTATATTTTTTGGTGCTGGTGTGTTGGGTATAATGGGTTTGTCAATAGCCATAGCAGCATTGGGTAATTCCTTACAAACACTAGATGTTACTAAATTAGAAGCTTTTACTACTTTCACAGATAAAGTTTCTGCAATAAAAGATATTAAAGAAGGAGCAAATCAAACAGCAGCTGCTATTTTGACCATAGGATTAGCTTTAAGAGCAATTCCTGAAGGTAAGGATGTTACCTTAAGAGCGTTAAACGATACTCTATATACCGCAAAAACAATCAAAGAAGAAGAAATTAAACCAGCTAAAGACTTTGTTGATGCTGTAAGAGAATATTATGTAGCACAAGAAAAATCAAAAGATTCTGATAAAGATGCGCTCGCTGTAGCATTAAAAGAATTAAAAGGTATACTAACACCAAAAACTAACAATGAACCAATAGACATTAAATTAGTATTAAAAGATGGTCAAGTGCTAAATGGCACTTTAACGGGAAATTTGGGTAAATTAGTTAACGGTAATGGATAACGGTTAAGGATATTATGTCATATTATGGATTTAGTAGTTTATATCAAAATACTGAATATCAAATAAAAATATATTCATTTAGTATAAATGAAACTGTAACTTTTCCTGCGTTCGTGACAGATTATAACGACTCTTTTAAAAGTAATTGGACAACACAAGAAATTTATGGTAGGATGGATCCTATAGCTACTTTCAAAAATACATCTAGAACTATTAATTTAGCTTTTGATATACCAAATTCTGATATAATAAACGCTAAAGAAAATTTATCTAATTTAGATACAATTATTAAAGGTTTATATCCTGTGTATGATGAAAGATTATCTGGCTCAAGCAATATTTCTGCTCCACCGCTATTCAGAATAGAAATGTCTAATTTGATTTGTAATGTACAAACAGGCGAGGGATTATTAGGATATTTAAACGGATTTGATTTTAAGCCAGAAATGAATAGTGGACACTTTATTGATAGTGGTATAATATATCCAAAATTGCTTAAAGCTTCTTTTACTTTTAATGTGCTGCATGAGCATGCATTGGGAACTAAAGTTATTGGAAATAAACACGTACCAAGAATAAAAGTTGGGGAAGGATTTAGTTATGCCTTTGCGCATAAATATGATAAGCGAACTTTTGTTGGTGCGACTACCCCTGCCTCTGGTTCAACATCAGCTGCTACGCAACAAGCTACAACTCCCAGTAACGAAATACAACTATATACTTCTAGATTATTAGAATCTGGTCCTAATGCCGCGCCACAAGGAAGAATATATCAAGTTAGTCCAACTTCTATGGGTGGCAAGCCACCTGAAAGATTTACTTTAGTGAATACAACGAATGTATACAAAGTCTATAAAAGTTCCGATGGACAACTTATCGGCATACCAATAAATCGGAATGGTGGTTCGGTTGGATTTACTACAACACCCAACTCGCCAGCTATTACGGAATTAGCAGTATTTAATAATTAAAAATATATTATGTCCAATCGTTATAAGAATAGAGAAATACTACAAAATAATTTAGAAATGTATAAAGAAACATTTCGTAAAAGAAATGTAAAATTTATACGTCAATATGAATCTCCAAACTTTAGATATCCTAAAGGAGAGGAATTAAATAAATTTGAAATCATAACCTATACATGGAAAATGGGTGATAGTTACTTTAAATTAGCAGACCAATTTTATGGTGATGCTAAAACTTGGTGGGTGATAGCAAAATTTAATAATAAGCCAACCGAATCTCATGTATCTGTTGGCGATGTAATATATATCCCTACTCCTTTACCAAAAGTTTTAAATTATTTATCTGGATAACATATGCCGTCTAATAATGATAATCAAAAAGCTATAGTAGAAGATAAAGCAGCTGCTGCCTCGCAAAATAGATTAGGGCAACAAGCAGCGCTTATGCTTAATTGTGACAAAATATTAGATAAATTACAAAATTCTGAATACGCAGATAGAAGAAAAGTTAAATATAAATACTTTACTACAATTCGTGATAGTGAAAATAAAAGCACCACTACTGATTGTTTTGAAATAACTAATTTATTAACAAAAAATGAAAGTATAAAATCATTTTTTTATAAATTACCACCACATGTAATGTCTGTTTTGCAACCAACAATAAAACTATATAAAATATTTTATCCAACTTCACAATTGGTTGAAACAGCAGAAAAAGGCACTAAATCTATTAATGGTTACGATTGGCGTATACCTTTTGACGATGTTTCTGTTGGTAGTCCCGGTAATCCAACTTCTAGTGAATATGTTAATGAAACGTTGCAAGGTGTTTTAAATGGTGCTGGTAGATTAGGTGGAGCTGGTATTAAATCTTTTAGCTATTCCTATAAAGGCGTAAATCCAGCAGAAATAAATACAAATATAGTTGCAAACTTAGAATTATTCATGTCGTCACCAGATGATTTAATTAGATCTATAAATATTCGCAACGATGATCCAAGATTTATTAATGCTGGTGTTTCCGGATTACCAGAAGGGATAAGCTTTTCCTATTCTGATTTGGTTAATCAATCATCAAGAATTAGAGTTGATGCTTTTACAAAAATTGATAAACGCTTAGTGGTTAATGAGCATTATTATAGAATTAAAGCAGTTGTTGGTTATGTTACGCCACCACAAAATTATTTAAACAATTTAAATTTAACACAACAACAAATAGAAGATCTTAAAAAAGCAATTAATATCTCAAAAGTAATTTTGTTATTAACACCTTATTCTCATAGTTTTGATTTTAATGAAAATGGTAATATAAGTTTAAAAATTGAATATCATGCAATGATAGATAAAGTTCTTGCGTCACAAGATGCAGATGTATTAAAAGCAAATATAACAGAATATGTAGCGTATAAACAAGCTAAAAAAACTCTTGAAGATGCTAAAGATAATAAACTTAAACAACTTAATAAAATAAAATGTAATCAAAAAGACACAACTAACAGAGAAAAAGAAATAAATCAAGCAGAAGAAAACAATAAAAAAACAATCCAAGACGCGCAAAATAATTTAAGAATTGCTAATCTAAAACTTTATAGCGCATTAAACAAAAAAATACTTAATCTTGAAACCGGCCCTGTTAGTGCTAATAAAAAAGATAGCCATGGTAAGGAATATGCAGGTGTATACGTTGCTAGTATGCATCCTAGCGCGGTAGGTGTCACTAGTTTAATTGACAATGCGGCAGCAGAAACAATTACTATGGCTACAGGAGGTTTTTTATCTAGTGTTTTATCTTTTTTTAGTTCAGGTGGAGAGAGATTAGAAAAAGCAGATACTATAAGAATTAAAAAAATCAGTGATTCAAGAAAAATTTCTAAAATAGAATTATTAAAAGGTGAATCTAAAAGAGAATTAGCTAACAAACTTGTCGATAAGCCATCGCAAGAAATTATAAAAGATATAGAAAATAAAAAAGCTGCTGATGAATATCAAAAAAAATCTGATAGTGAAAACGAAGAATTAAATCCACAAAGCAACAATACGGTAAATGTTAAGTTCGTCTTTCTTGGCGATGTATTAGACGCAGCATTGGAATGCATGAAATACGTTAGTCCAGCCAGCGCTGTTCCTAGAATAGTTTTAGGAAATATAAATATTGAGATTCCACACGTATATATTGAAGGCGATGATGAAGAAACTAAATCTTGGACTATAACAACTACTATAAATTTAGCCGATGTACCGATATCTTTAGAATTATTAAATGCGTTTTTGATAGATAAACTTGTTAGACAAAATAAATCTTCATACCCAGTAACACTTTTTATTAAAGATGTTATAAGTGAATTAGTGATTGCTTGTATATCGCCAAAATATTTTGGTACTTCTGCAAAGCTTAATTCTGCAATAAGAATTTCTAATTTGTTATTAAGCGTTCCTTTAGATAATAATAAAAGAGATGTTTTAATGCAAAAAACAGCGCAAGAATTTATAAACGCCAATCAATATAGTTCTTACCCGGATCCTATTGACTTAAGTAATCTTAAGCAAGAATATCGAGATGGGATTAAAAAGTTTTTTGATACCGATATCGAAAGTTTATTAGCTAATGATGTAGCAAGTTATTATTTTATATATTGCTCTACAAAATTTAATGAAAAAGGCAATGTTGGCGATGAAGATGAAGATGCTAAAAAAGGCATATTTCATTTTAGAATGGGTACCGATAGTGGTATTGTTAAAAAAATAACTTTTTCTAAAACAGATTCTCCTTTTTATAGAGAAGCCGTAGCTGCTCAAGAAGGCAAAGACAACGTTTCTCTAATAAAACAAGTTTATGATGCAAAAATAGAAATGTTTGGTAATAATATCTATAGACCCGGAGATATAATATATGTTGAACCATATGTAAGTTATGTTTCTAGAACTAGACAACAAGCATATTCTACGAAAGGTGCAACAGGTCAGCAAGAAACTAAAACAATATCTATATTAGTTGACATGCAGGACTATGTTGGTATTGGTGGATATTATTTAGTAACTGAAGTAGAAACAAACATTAATGAAAATGCATTTAATACAAATTTGACAGCTTTATTTAAAGCACATAAATATATTGAACACGATGATCCTAATAAAGATTGTAAATAATAATTAATTTTTATGAATCCCACATCTTTTCCATATGGTAGCAATAAAGTAAAATCCACAAGCGTTCTTTTTGAAGATAGAAAGCTATATAAAGAATATTTTATTGAGCAAATAAAATTAATTGAAGATTATGGTAGCAAAATACCATTTGCTGATCTATATCTAGATAATTCACTGTATGGTTTGGTGGATTTAAACGCCGATTTAATACAATTAAAAAATCCAAATACTGACTTAAAAATAGTCAACGGCTATAATAATGAAAATTTCAAACTTTTGAATTTTATTGCTGATGCTTACTTGGATTTAAAAGAATATTTAAATAAGGTATTTTTAATTGGCAAAATGCCAGCTAATAATTTTATGACTGAGATGCAGATATATAGGGCATATATTAATCCTGATTCTTACGATATAGTTATTAAAGATATTATAAAAAACAACTTTAAAAATGAATATATAAAAAGCCAAGAATTAAATTCGTCTATAACTGATTATCATGATTTTATTATTCATTATAACAATTATTTAATTAATAATATTGGCTCCTACCCCTTAACCAAGGGCACCTCCCTGCTATCCAGCAATTTTATCGGTTTTAGTAGCGGATTAGTTTTTGATATCGCTAATACAGAAGCAGACAATGATTTACTGAAATATATACAGTTTTTATCAACAAAAGAATTTATTATTTTTGCTGAAGCATGTTTGCGTTTTGGATTCAGAATCGATGTTAATGTTCCTTGGAGATTAATCGCAGACCTAAATTCTAAAGCGATGTATAAATATTATGAAAGATATGAAATAAAAAATATAAATGATGTTTTTTCTAAATATTATAAAAAAACTTATACAGATGAATTAAAAAATATCAAAAATTTTTATTTTGATAGTTATAATTTTTATATAAAAGATAATGAACGGTATCACAAAAACCATAAAGATATATGTGCTGAAAATTCTTCCAAAACTATAATTTTAACAAGACAACTAGCTAATAAAGAAGAATTTTATAAAAACTATAAAGATAATTATTGGATTAAAGTTTATACATATTTTAAAAATCTTGAATTTCAAAAGGGCTTGACACAAACGCAATTTGATAATATAGTTAGAGAAGCTGGAGAATATTGCAAGATTGGCAAGCAAGAGAGATCTTTAAAATATATAAATGACTTTTTTAAAGATTATAATAATATATTATATTATAAGTCAAAAATTACCATTCCAGAAGAAAAAATTGATGATATAACAAATTATCAAAGACCATTAATAAAATTATAGAGGAAAAATGCTATTTCAAACTTTAGATGATAAAAAAGAATGTGTTGCGATATATGCTGACAATAAATTAAATTATCATTTAGATTTCACAAACCTCAAAAAAACATGGAACTACAGCTCTTTCTTAAAAGGCCAAGATATTGATTATGCTGCTTTATATGTTGAAGGAAAATCTCTGGATTCTGTCTGCCCAGAACATCTAAAAGAAGAATGGACAAATATCAACAATAGATTGAAAGCTTTTATTAATTCTTTTGTTGAATCAAAAGTTTCTTTAAAAGAAAATTGTTTTTTTGATTTGACACCACAAAAGTTTTTAATTCAATATTGCGATATAAAAAATAAAATTTGTCAATATGTTTTTGATAATTATGAAAAGCCAAAAGAGTATGCTTTTTATAAAAGGTTTACTGAAATAATTAATGACATTAAATACCGTAAATTAAACGTTGATGCGAATGAAATACAAAACAAGCTATATAAAGATGCTGCTATGGGATTTTATAAAAAGATTGTCAATGGCAGTCATTATATTAATTATAATTTGTATGGTAGCATCACTGGTCGCTTAACAGTTAAAAAAGATAGTTTTCCTATTTTAACCTTTGAAAAACAATATAGAAATATATTAAAGCCAACAAATGATTGGTTTATAAGTTTTGATATAAATGCAGCCGAATTAAGGACTGCTTTGGCATTACTAGGGAAAGAGCAGCCAGCAGGAGATTTTCATGAATGGACTGTCGGCAATATCTATAATAATGAATTAAATAGATCTTTGGCTAAAGAAACAACAACATCGTGGTTGTATAACAGCAATAGCGTGCTAACACAAAAATACGATGATCAATTATCTGCTTTATTTTCTAAAGAACATTTAAAAAATAAATATTGGATTGATGGTTATGTACATACTCCATATAATAGAATTATTGAAAGCGACAATCATCATGCTATCTCTTATCTAAATCAATCTACATTTATTGATTTATTTCATAGACAAATCATCAAAGTTGATGATTTATTAGAAAATAAAAAATCATTTATTGCTTTTATGATACATGATGAATTTGTTCTTGATGTTAAAGAAGAGGAAAAAGAATTACTTATTGATGTTGCTAAAACGCTTCAAGAAACACCATATGGAATATTTCCTGTAAATATTAAAGCAGGTAAAGATTTCTATAATATGAAAAAACTTAATTTAAAGGTTTAATATGCAAACAGTTATTTGTCTTGGCGATAAAGCCTGCGATATAGGAGAAAAGTTTGAAAATAACGATAACTATAAAGTTAAATTATTAGATATAGATATCGAAGGCGATAATTGCTTTTCTTTAAAGCGTTATGAAAGTCCTGAAGAATACGAAAAAAACACTCCTAACTTTAAAAAGTTTTTTCACGATATAAGTGACGATGTTTTGTTTATAACTAGTGGCGATAGTGAATTAGCTAGTTGTTCGTTAAAACTATTGGAACAGATAAAAAATAAAAATATAAGCGTATCATATATTATTCCAGAAATTGAATTTTTGTCTGAAACGCAAATTCTGCAAAGTAGAGCTATATTTAAAATTTTTCAAGAATATGCGAGATCTGCCTTATTTGCTGAATTAATATTGCTAGACGAAAAAAATACAGAAACTATAATAGGCGACTTGCCAATTACAGAAGTCGCTGACTCATATAATTCATTAATATATAATTGTATTAATTCAATCTATAATTTACAAAACGCAGATCCAATTATAAAATATGACAGTAAACCAAATCCAACAAATAGAATTTGTTCTATAGGATATTATGATTTAGAAAGCGATACAGAAAAGCTATTTTTTAATTTAAATTTGATACAGAACAAGTGCTATAATTTCTTTATAAATGAAGAAAATTTAAAAAACGATAATACTTTATACAAAAAAATAAAACAAAAAATTAAATCTAAAACTGGTGATAATATAAAATTGTCTTATACTATTCATAGTACCAAAAATAATAATAATTACTGTTATTTAAAAGCATATACTAAAATTATACAATAGAGGACATATGATAACTTACAAGGCATTATATAGAAAAAAGAATGGTCAATTTCGTAGCATGCGCTTTACAAAACTTAGGCAGTTGCCAAAGCAGTTTGTTCCTGATAAGATTCGTAAATCCAAGAACACAAAATTAACAGAAGGCATGGAAGTAGTTTGGGATTTGGATGCACAAGATTTCCGTATTTTTAATTGGAATACGGTTGTAGGTGAAGTAAAGAAACAAGACGAATTGTTTGTGTTGTAACTCTTATACAGACCGTGTTAGAGTCTAACCATCAGCCGGGAAATTTACCGTGCTGATATATAAAGGAGAAGTAAAAATGGGTATTGATCTAAAGAAGATGAAGGCAAAGCTAAACGCACTAAATAACAAGGGCGGCAACAAGACTAATTTTTGGAGTCCAAAGGAAGGACAAACTTACTCTATCCGTGTAGTTCCAACACCAGACGGTGATCCATTCAAGGAGTCATGGTTCCACTATGAACTTGGTACAACGGGCGGATTCCTGTGTCCCAAGAAGAACTATGGTGATTCCTGCCCAGCTTGTGATTTTGCCAGCAAGCTTTACAAGGAAAAGAATGAAGAGAGTGCCAAGATGGCAAAGAAGCTCTTGCCACGTCAACGCTTCTTCTCACCAGTTCTAGTACGCGGCGAAGAAAAGGAAGGTGTAAAAATCTGGGGTTATGGTAAGCTTGTTTATCAAGATCTAATTAACCTTGTTCTCAACCCAGACTATGGCGATATTACTGATCCAGAAGCTGGTACTGATTTGACTATTACAGCCAACAAGGCTCCCGGTCAATCATTCCCAACAACCAAGGTAACTCCTGCTCGTAAGACCAGTAAACTATGCCAAGGTACTGATGTGGAATGCAAGGAACTTCTAGAAACCCTCCCAGAGTTTGAAACCCTGCACCAACGTAAGACCAGCGAAGAAGTGTCAGCTATTCTTGATGCATATCTTGCTGGTAACACAGATGAAGAAGCAGAGGAAGCTTCTTCTGAGACAAAGAAGTTTGCTGCTGCTGCCCCTGTTAAGGGTAAGAGTGCAGTCGATTCCGCATTTGAGGAGTTAATGTCTAATTAATCTTTTCTTCAAATGCTAGGTCAACTACGCTTAACATTGTAGAGCAGATATAGTATAAAGAAGGGAACAGGGTAAAACTTGTTCCCTTCTTCCTTTTTGGAGATAACATGCAAGAATACTTAAATCTGCTTGAAAAATACGAATGCAAATTAGTTGATGGAAAAATTATAAATAAGAACGGCAAGAACACAAGAATTATATGGAGTCCTTTAAATAATCCAGAATTAGACGACTCTGTAACTACTTTAACCGAAGAAGGCAAAAAAATAAATCTTGATGCTCTTGAAGGAATGTTAAAAATAGCGTATAAAATATAACCGGAGATAACATGCAAATGTCAAAAAATAAAAAAGAATCAGCAGGTAAAGTATCAATTAATCAATTAAGAGATTTATTAAATAAAAAAAGCGGTCGTGAAGTAGCATATGATTTGCAAGACGATAATCCAACAGAAGTAACAGATTGGATTCCAACAGGTTCACGTTGGCTTGATTCAATTATCTGCCGTGGAAAGCTCGCAGGTATTCCAGTAGGAAAGATTAGCGAATTAGCTGGTCTTGAAGGTAGCGGTAAGTCCTATATGGCAGCACAGATAGCTGCTAATGCACAAAAGATGGGAATTGATGTTATTTACTTTGATTCCGAAAGTGCTATTGACCCTGAATTCATGAAGAAAGCGGGGTGTGATATGTCAAGAATTCTTTATGTTCAGGCTGAAAATGTAGAATATGTTTTGGAAAGCATTGAAGACCTATTAAAGAATAATCAAAACCGTATGTTATTTGTATGGGATTCTATGGCATTAACTCCAAGCAAGACTGATTTAGAAGGTGATTTTGACCCACAATCTTCTATGGCAGTTAAGCCACGTATTCTTGCAAAGGGTTTATCAAAACTTATTCTACCTATTGCCAATAGTCAAAGCACACTTCTTGTTCTTAACCAACTAAAGACAAACCTACAGGTTCAGAACATCAAGTATGCTACCGATAGCGAACGCTATACCACTCCCGGTGGTAAGGCATTATCATATGCCTATAGCCTCCGCATTTGGCTTACAGGACGTAAAGCCAAGGATAGTTATGTTCTTGACGAACGTGGCTATAAAGTCGGTAGCGAGGTGAAGGCAAGGCTTGAAAAGTCACGCTTTGGTACTGCTGGTCGTGAATGTCTTTTCAAGATAATGTGGGGTGGGGCAATTGGTGTTCTTGATAATGAAAGCATCTTTGAAGCAATCAAACCATTTATTAAACAAACAGGTGCTTGGTATGAAATTGAAATTGATGGGCAATCAAAGAAATTCCAGCAAAGCTCTTGGGAAGATTTAATGAAAGATGAAACGTTTAAGAAAGGGGTTCTTGATATTATGGACAAGGAAGTTGTTGTTAAATTTGATACCCGTGAAGGCGATGCGAAAAACTTCTATAATATTGAAGGTAGCGAAGAAGAAGCAAATTAATAAAAGTTACAAGGAACTTTGCCTCCGATATTACTAATTAATAGCATATCGGAGGCAATGTAATATATGAAAATTACAAAACAATATTTGAAGCAAATTATTAAAGAGGAATTAGAAAAAGCTGTGATAGAGGGTCAATTTAAGAAAGGCTTTAGACAAGGCGATTATATGGACACTATTATGAACGATGAAGAAACGGTAGTGAAAAAAATGTTAAACGAGCCACCAACCAAAGAGATTAAACAATTAGTTAAATCTAAGTTAGTAAATAATCCTAAAATGTCTAACGCAATAAAAGGTCAAATGATTAACCTACCAGAACAATATATTCTGATGATAAAATCTGGTGGTTTAGGTAAAGATTTACAGGATTATTATAATAATTATGTTTTTAATAAATATAAGGCTGCTGATGGCAGTACTAGAGCGCATAAATACGCCTCCAATGATACTGAAAAGTTTTTTGGTCTTCCTCCCGTAACAAAAGCCCAATTTACTAAATAATAATTTTATCTCTCTTGCCTGTTTAACCGCACCAGTGTAGAATAGCTGGTGCGGTTTTCTTTTGGAGGTTCTATGGGTCTTAGCGTCTGTTGTCAGTGGGTTGAAGAACAAACTAAGCGTAATGGTACTAAAGAAATTGTAAATCTTATTGATGAAAAAATGCTCCAACTTGGAGCATACAAAGCTGGTAAATATTCACAGGAAAAAATCGTTGCTACGTATCACAATAATGTTGATCAGCACATCAAGATATTTCCTAAACTTCTTGAAAATAATATTAAATCTTTCAGGCTTACTAGTACTTTATTTCCGCTCTTTGAGTTTTGTAGTAATCTTGCAAAGAATGATCAAGTGCTAATAAATAAGCTTGCTTATCTTGGTGGCTTATTCCATAAAAATAATATTCGTGTTACTTGCCATCCCGGTCAATTTACTGTAATCTCTAGTGATAGCGACAAAGTAATTACAAATAGCATTCGTGAACTTGAATATCATGCATGGATTTTTGACATGATGGGTTTTGAACAAACTCCCTATTATGCAATTAATATTCACGGTGGCAAGAAAGACCGTGCAGATAAAATTGCACAAACTTATTCTATCCTCCCAGATAATGTCAAGAAGCGTTTAACTCTTGAAAACGATGAAAAGTGCTACAATGTAAAGGATCTATTATATGTTCACGAAAAAACTGGTATTCCTGTCGTCTTTGATTCTCATCACTATACTTTTGGAAGCAATGATCTATCTTTCGTAGATGCATTTCTTGAGACAACTAAAACATGGGGAAAGATTAAACCATTGCAGCACATTTCAAATACAGAACCGGGAATGGAAAACGGTTCTTATACTCAACGTAGAGCGCATTCAAATTATATTCATCATGTTCCTGATTTACAGCTAGCAGCTATTCGTGATAACCTTGTTGATGTAGACGTAGAAGCAAAAATGAAAAATCTTGCTGTTCTACAGATGCGAAAACAGTTTGACATAGCGGTATAAGATTGCTACTATACACACACTTTCTAAGGAGCTACACATGAACCCGGATCCGACGCAGACGTATACGAAGAAGCATAGCGACATAGAGGATACCCATATTCCAAGAGAGGAGGCATCTAAAAAAGTTCGGAGGTATCTTCCAGCTGGCTAAAAAGCTCGCTGGCAACTCTACTTATGGTAATTTTAGACATGGTGCGGTTCTTGTGCGAGGCGGCGCTATTGTTGGCTTGGGGATCAATTCAGAGCGGTATTGTTCAGTTGGAAAGGATTACCGTCCCGAAGACAAAGGAAACGCCACGTACCATGCGGAAATCAAGGCGATCCTCTCGTTAGATCGCAACGTAACCAAGGGTTCCGTTATGTACGTTGCTCGTTGTTCCAAGAATGGAATTGATGCACGTATGAGCAAGCCTTGTAATATGTGTCATGCAATTATGCAGGAGCGTGGTATCAAGAAGGTTTATTACACTGTTGATAATGAAGTAGTGGGATCCTATAAGTTCTAATTTATGAATATTACAGAAAATGATTATTTAAGAGTTAAAGAGCAGAATGAACAATTAAATGATGAAATCAGAAAATTGTGTGTAGAAACCATGTCTCTGATAAACCAAAATGCAGAATTAAATATTGCATTAGAAAAATGTGCTTATTGGCTGATTAATGTAGCTATTAAAAATGATATTGGATTTGAATGTCTACAAAAAGTACAAGAATTGCTTGGCGATAAAAGATATGATGAAATTGTAGAAGCAGCCAAACAACACGTTAAAGATTCCAAGGACTTCCAAAATGGATGGAAAAAAGATATTAGTAATTGATGCCAATAATTTATACATAAGAAATTATGTTATGAATCCCGCTGTATCCACCAGTGGAGATCCAATAGGTGGTGTATTTGGTTTTATTAAATCTCTGCAAAAACTATGCAGAGAAATAAAACCAAATCGTATTGTTATTTGTTGGGATGGTAAAGGTGGCTCTACGAAACGTAGAGTGGTAAATAAAAATTATAAAGATGGACGTAAGCCATTGCGTTTAAATAGAAACGTTCAAATACTTGAAGGTGATGATGAATTAAAAAACAAGATATGGCAAATGACCAGACTTGCTGAATATCTTAATAAAATGCCAGTTATTCAAATACTATTAGATAGCGTTGAGGCTGACGATATTATTTCAGCTGTTGTAGGTCATACAGATTTAAATGATTACTATAAAGTTATTGTTTCTAACGATAAAGATTTTATTCAATTATGTAATAGCAAAACGATTCTTTATAGACCAGTAAAAGATGAATATTTAAATACAAAAAGGATAATACAAGAATATGGAGTCCATCCTAATAATTTCTGCTTGGTACGCGCCATTTCGGGTGATAAGAGCGATAATCTGGGCGGTGTTGGCGGCGCTGGTATTCCTACTATTAGTAAGAGGATCCCGCAGGTAAAAGAAGAAAAAAGTTTAATGCTTCAAGAAATATTTGATTATTGTGCCAGCATAGATTCTGATATAAAGCTTTATAAAAACATCTGCGATAATCAAGATTTGATAAAAGAAAACTACAAATTGATGCAACTATATTCTCCAAGCATATCTATACAAGATTCTCAAAAAATTGATTATGCGCTAAACAATAGTGAATGCACGTTTCAAAAAACTGATATCGTTAAAATGATGTTGCAAGATGGTTTTGGGCAGAATAATTGGGAAGAACTGTTTATCCAGATGCATAAGATAGTTCTTGAAAACTGCTAGCAACGCAGTGTATCATCTATAAACTTTTTGAGGAATATATGAGCGACTTTTTGAAGGACGCAGTATCTTTTGAGCGCTATGGTAAGGTATTTCAAGAAAATCTTGTACAGATTATGCTTGATGATCGTAGCTTCTGTGATCAGATTTCCGAAATCATGGATGTAAGTTTCTTTGAATTAAAATATCTACGGGTGTTTGTAGACAAGGTGTTAGAATATCGCAAGAAGTATGGTACGCATCCATCGCGGGATACAATTACAACTATTTTACGTACTGAATTAGAAAAAGAAAATGAATTGCTGCAAAAGCAAGTTCGTGATTTTTATGCTAGAATAAGCAGCAATGAATTTAGTTTAGATGGCGAACAACATATCAAAGATATTTCTCTTGATTTTTGTAAGAAGCAAAAGCTTAAGGAGGCTATGATCAAAAGTGTTGGACTTATTCAAAACTCATCCTATGATGAAATCAGCAAAATCATTAATGATGCTCTTAAGTTGGGAACGGACAATAATCATGGTTATGATTTTATTGTTGACTTTGAAAAACGCTTTGAGTTAAAAGCTAGAAATCCAGTTAGTACTGGATGGGAATTAATTGATAATATTACCAAGGGTGGTCTTGGTCGTGGTGAACTTGGTGTAGTAATCGCTCCTACAGGCGCTGGTAAAAGCATGGCATTGGTACATCTTGGCGCTATGGCCTTACAAGCAGGTTTAAACGTAGTACATTATACTCTTGAGCTACAAGATAAGGTTGTAGCTTTGCGATATGATTCTTGCATCACAGGCATCTCTCTTACTGATGTAAAAGAACAGAAAGATATTGTTTGGAATGGTGTTAAAGACGTTAAAGGCAAGCTGATTATTAAGGAATATCCAACCAAGTCTGCCTCAACTAATACAATTAAACACCATCTTGAAAAGCTAAAGCGTAAAGATTTTCGCATTGATATGGTAATTGTAGATTACGGCGATCTAATTAGACCAATAAACGCTCAGAAGGAGAAGCGGATTGAAATTGAAAGCATTTATGAAGAACTGCGTGGGTTAGCGCAAGTTTATCAATGTTCGCTTTGGACAGCTTCGCAAACAAATCGTTCTGGTCTTAATGCAGAAGTAATCACTATGGAAAGCATTAGCGAAGCTTTTAACAAGTGTTTCGTCGCTGATTTTATCTTCACTATCTCTAGAACAATCAAAGATAAAAACATGAATGAAGGCAGACTATTTGTTGCCAAAAATAGAAATGGTCCGGATGGGTTAGTTTTTCCTATATTCATGGATACAAGTAATGTTAAAATAAAGGTACTTTCTCAAAGCAGTGAAACAGCAACAGAAATAATTGAAAAAGCAACAAAGAAGCAAGAAGCAAATTTGAAGGAAAAATACAAGTCGTATAAGAAAGAAAAGAAAGGATAATTTATGACGTTTAAAACATTTTTTTTGAAGTTATTTGGTTATACACAATATCCAAATGGTAAAATTATGAAAATTCACAAACCAATTTTTGGTTTAGTATTTATGAATTTAATTATCATGCCTTTGGAATGGTTAAAAACAAAAAGATTAGGTATAGAATGTTATCTTTTACCTAAAAAAAGTGCAGTTGAATTTGCTGTTAATAATCCAATGAATGCTAAAGCAAAGATTGGTTATATTGAAGCACTGGAATATAAAAAGGAGAACGAAAATGAAAAAGTTGATTATGTTTAGTGGGGCGTGGTGCCAACCTTGTCAACGTACAAAACCACATTTCAATACACTTAAAGAAAGTGTAAATAGTGTGGAATATCAACTAGTTGACGTTGATGAGGAGATGCATTTAGCAGAACAATTTAATATTTTCGCTGTTCCAACTTTTGTACTACTTAATGGTACCCAAGAAGTTGCTCGTATGAGTGGTGGAGCAACAGTAGAAAAACTTAAAGCATTTATTAACCAATAAGGAGTACATAAAATGTCTAACTGGTCTAACCTTGCGAAAGTTGTTTATAAGCGTACCTATGCTCGTAAAGATACTGGTACTCTCGAAAATTGGGCAGATACTGTAGAACGAGTAATTGCAGGAAATGTTCAAGGTCATAATGTAACTGCTCAAGAAATTGAGCGTTTGCGTTATTATTTGATGAATCGCAAAGCTGGACCAGCTGGACGTGGTTGGTGGTATAGTGGCGCTCCAAGTCACAAAAAGCTTGGTGGCGTTGCATTAAACAATTGCTGGTTTGTAGCTGGAGATGAATGGAATAACTTTGTATTAGCGCAAGATTTGCTAATGCTTGGTGGTGGTGTTGGCATGAGCGTAGAACATCGCTTTGTCAGCAAATTACCAAAGTTAAAAAAAGATGTATCTGTACTTAATCGTGATAGCAAAGATGCAGACTTTATAGTACCTGATTCCCGTGAAGGTTGGAATGAGCTAACAAGGCGTATTCTTGAATCTTATTTCTCTACTGGTAAGTCTTTCTCTTATTCTACTGTCTGCGTTCGCCCTGCTGGTGAGCCAATTAAGGGCTTTGGCGGAACCAGCAGCGGTCCTAAGCCATTAATTCTTTTTGTTGATAAGTTGGTAGCTATTTTAAAAAGCCGTGAAGGTCGTCATTTGCGTCCCGTAGATGCAGCAGATATACTTTGTTCTATTGGCGAAATGGTTGTTGCTGGTAATGTTCGTCGCAGCGCTATCATTATTCTTGGTGATCCTTGGGATAAAGAATACCTAAAAGCAAAGCGTTGGGATTTGGGTAATATCCCTACACAACGTGCTATGGCAAACTATTCTGTTGTTGTCGATGATACAGAAGATTTGCATCCGCTATTCTGGAAAACATATGAACAAGGTGAACCATTTGGTATTGTTAATAGAAAAAATATTCAAAAGTTTGCTCGTATGGGTGAACTAAAAGCAGATAGCGCAGTTGGTGTAAATCCATGCGCTGAAGCAACTTTAGAAGATGGCGAACCGTGCAATCTACAAGAAATTGCTTTACCAAATTTGCTAGATGAAAGCGAATTTATTGAAGCAGCAAAATTAATGCATCGTTGGGGTAAGCGTGTAACTACAGAAACATATCATCAACCAAAATGCGATGCTGTAGTAAAACGTAATCGTAGAATTGGTACTGGTATTACTGGTTGCTTACAAAGTAATTTATTTAATCCCGATACTCTTGATCGTGCTTATGCAGCAATCCAAAAAGAAAATCGTGATTATTCAAAAGAATTAAATATTCCAGAAAGTATACGTACAACCGTAATTAAACCCAGCGGTACCATCAGCAAAGTATTTGATTGCTATGAGGGTGTGCATCCGGGTTACTCACGTTATATTATTCAACGTGTACGCTTCTCCGCTAGTGATCCACTTATTCCATTATTAAAAGAAGCTGGTCATTATATTGAACCATCTGTGCGTTTTGATGGTACTTTAGATCATAATACGCTTGTAGTTGATTTTTATGTTGCTGCTCCTGACAATGCGCCTGTAGCAGATGAAAAATGGACTACATGGAAACAATTAGATGTAGTTAAAATGGCCCAAAAGCATTGGGCAGATCAAGCGGTTAGTGTAACCGTGTATTATAAACGTGAAGAACTAGAACAGCTAAAAGTATGGTTAAAAGATAATCTTAAATATCTTAAAACTATATCTTTCCTTTGTCATAGCGAACATGGTTTTAAGCAGGCTCCAAAAGAGAAGATTAGTAAGGAGCAATATGAAAAGCTATCTTCCAAGATTAAACCAATCAATATTGATAATGGCGTAGGAGAAGGTGAGCTATTAAGTTCTATGGAGTGTGAAGGTGGAGTTTGTCCTGTTAAATAAAAATTGGTAAATTACTTGCCTAAATCACTATTTATTGTAGTGATTTAGGCGTTTTATTTGGAAAATATAATGAAGATTAAAAAAAGTTATTTGCAAGAAATTATTAAAGAAGAAATACAAAAAGAGATTAATGAAGGTTGGAGAAATAAACTAGCAGGTTTAGCTTTAGGAGCTAGCGCATTAATGGGTGGATTAGCCCCTACAGATGCTGAAGCCAAACCAGCTAAAGAACTAAGTGCCCAAGCCGCAAAAGCTCAATCATTAGGACAAATACAAGGTGATAAAATAATATTAAACCAAAATCATAAAGATTCTTGGAAGAGACTACAAATGGCAGAGTTGATTGCTAACTCACAAGGTAAAACTATTACTAGGTATCGTAGCGAAACCACGGAAGATGGAAAACCTGTTTTTACGGGGGTTGAGTTTAGGATAAAAGGTACATATTAAAAAGAACGTTATCAAAACCTCAATAAAATAGTTTGTTATAAGGATAAAAAAATGAAAATTAATAAAAACTATTTGAAACAAATTATTAAAGAAGAAATTAATAAAATAACTGAAGGCGATGTTATCGATGCCGCCAGTAGATTTTCTTCTTCTAAAACTCCTTCTATACAACAAAGTGGTGAAGAACAAATTATAAATTTTCAAGTTAAATCTTTATTAAAAACATTACAAGAATTACAAAAAAAAGTTTCTCAATTAAAAAACTCTAAAGGAGATCAAAGACAAGAAATAATAAAATTTATTGTAAGAACATCTGATGAATTATCTAAAAAAACATTTGATTTAGAAGACGAAGAGAAAACAAAGGTTTTAAATAAATTTTATGATTTGTTTGGTGAAATAAAAAATTTTAATAGACAAAATTTTCCTGAAACATTATATAACTCCAAAAATTATATTCCCGCTAGAACATCTCAAATATTAAATTATAATACAGGAAATATGGCTAAATATCTTTTATATCTTGGTGGCGTAGAAGAGAAAGGTGTTTCAAAAATAGATGGATCAGAAAAAGATTGGTTAAGGGCATATCATGATAAATATTATATACCTTCAAAAGTTACATTTGCGACTAGAGCGCATCGCGACGAAGCGCATCGTGATGAACCATATGGAGATAGGTAGCTAAATTACTCTCTTTACAACTTAACTGCACCATGTTATATTTCATGGTGCAGTTTTTATTTTGGAGATATAGTTATGTTCAATATAAAAATTATTGAAAATGAATTAGCCCGTCGTTCTAGCCGTGATATACGTTTTTCTCATGAATCTTATTATATGTCTGATGATTTTGGCTTTTATCGTAAGCTTATAATTGACAACAAAGATTCAGGCATCAAAGTGCGATTAGACCATTTACAAGAGGCAGAAGAACGTGGTAGATTAGAGGAGAAGTATCGTTATCTTCTTGGAGAGATCCAAAAGATATCTAACCGATAGGAGTATATATGTCTTATAGCGTCGATAATGTTACCGATAAGCCAAAGTCCAAGGAGGAGCACATGAAGGATTTTGTTAAGAGTATGGTTTCTATTGAACAGGCAATTCAACCATATAAGGATCAACGTAGCGATCTACGAAAGAATTATGTTGAAAATGGCTTCTTAACAAAGCAAGAAATGAAAAATGTTATGCGTGCTTATCGTTTAATGAAGGATCAAACTGACTTTTCTGAACTTGAGCAAGCATATAAGACCGTTTCTACACCATAAAGGATAATATATGGATTTCTACCCTAAGAATAAATACCTTTTGGTAGAGCCTATAGAAGAAGGGAAGCCAGAGAATAAAACCTCTGGCTTCGTTCTTCCAGAGGACTACAAAAAGGTTGAAAATTATAAAGTTGTTAAGTTTTTAAAAGCATCAGGTGAATCTCCATACAGAGATATCGGCCAATGTTTGATGGTAGTGTCTGCTCAGATGGTTGAAACTATTAATGTTCTTGGTAAAACATTATATGTAGTGCCGGAAGCGGCTGTATATGGCGTACTATACAAATAGGTGATAGATGAAAACATTTACACTTGAAACAGACGGCAAGGGCCTATGGAGCAAAACAATTTAATATTAGCCCAGCTACAGTAAGAAAAATTATTCAAGGAAAAACATGGAAAGAGGTATAATGTGAATCACGAAAATGATAATAAAACAATTTACTTATATGGTGACGGAATTGGAAGGGTGCAATTAATCCAATCAATGGGTTCTGATTCTACGATAGTGCGAGCAGCCCGTGTAAGTTTCGGACAGGATAATGAAAAAGAATTAGATGATAGAGATAAGAAGCTAATTCGTTATCTTATTCAGCATCGTCATACGTCCACATTAGAACATTGCAGTATAACGTTTAAGTTTGTTGTGCCGCTATTTATTCGCTCACAACATCATAGACATCGCACTTGGTCATATAATGAAATCTCTCGTAGATATACAGATGAAAATCTGCAATTTTATGAGCCACAACAATTTCGTACACAGCACAAAAACAATAGACAAGCAAGTAATAGTGATAAGCTAATTGACCCAATAGTAGCTATGCCAAATATATTATATCGCATTTATGAAAAATATGAACCAGACATTCCAGAACATACGGCGGCAAGTATAATAAAGCAACATCATAGAATGAGTTTAGATTTATATGAAAATCTGCTGGAAGCAGGTGTGTGTCGTGAACAAGCAAGAGGCGTATTACCACAAAATTTATATACTGAGTATTATGGTACTACTAACTTAAATAATCTATTTAAGTTTATTGAATTGCGTACTCATGATGGGGCACAATTGGAAATTCAAAAAGTTGCCCAAGCGTGTTTAACAATGGCGGAAGACTTATTCCCAGAGACTATTAAAGCTTATAAAGAAGTAAGAGGTAAACATGATTAGTTATTTATTTGACATAGACGGTACGTTAACAGAGCCAAGACAAAGAATAACACCAGAGTTTGAAGAATTCTTTTTTAATTGGATGCAGGAAAGAATGGTGTTTCTTGTTACTGGAAGCGATTTATCCAAAGTAAAAGAGCAATTAAGCGAAAGAATAATTCTTTCTTGCCAAGGTGTTTTTTGTTCTATGGCTAATGAATTATATAAAGGCGAAAAACAGATTTATAAAAATGATCTAAAGATAGAAGATGAATTAATTTTTTGGCTGAAAGAACAATTAAAAAAATCTGAATATCCTATTAAAAGAACTAATAATTTAGAATTTCGTAGTGGTATGTTGAATTTTTCTGTTGCTGGTAGAGACTCTTCTTTAGAAGAGCGTAACGCATATTATCACTGGGATGTTCTTAGTGGCGAAAGACAACGCATAGCATATTATATCAATAAAAATTATCCTAATATGGAAGCATGCGTAGGAGGGCAAATCAGTATTGATATACAAAATAAAGGAAACAATAAAAGCCAAGCTAGTAAATATGTTCGTAAATATGTTGCCGATTCTGATATTATTTTCTTTGGTGATAAAACGATGCCGGGAGGAAATGATAGAGCTATAGTAGAAGATATAGTAAAAAATATGGATGAATATAGCGGCTATTATCAGATTAATGGTCCTAAAGATTTGCAAACCATTTTAGAACTAATATAAAATGTTTCAGCGCACTTTAGATTTATATCAAGAACAGTTAGTTATTGGTAGTGATTTAAGTGCGCTGTCATATGCTTATATGAATAAAAGTGTTTTAATTTATAAACATATTTCAAAACCACATAAATACAACAAGGAAGAAAATTGGTTAGAGCAACAAGCTTTATGGAATAAATTAGCTTTTCTATTATCTCAGGGGAGCTATATACCATTTAACAATAATATAGATTCTTTAAGATTAGAAAACGATAATTTAATAAAAGTGTTTACTAAAAATAATCTTATAGTAAACATGCATTTTAAAAAATTAACCATTTCGGACGATACTGATATAATTGGCTTACCGCCAGTTTATAAAAAAACCAATAATGATTATTGGGTAATTGATTATTTTAATGTTCCTAGCGGCTGTGCGCATAATTATGAATATCTTTGCAGTAATGATAATTTTGTGAAAAAAGTTTATTTTTACAAATCTAAAAGAACATTTAAAAAACATGTAAAAGATATTGCAGCTGTTTCCTTAATAGATGGAAAAGATGTTTATTATTTTGATCACTCTCAATCAATAGTAAGAATGAAAATAATCAAAATGATGAAAGACGCTGGCATTAACGGCAAGAAAAATGGTATTTGCAATGGCGTACAAGCATATAGACCAATTTATATTGAATCTTTTAAACGCTATCTATATCCTTTAGGAAAAAATATTTATAAAGATTTACCAAAAAATATTAATATGTTATATGATGATCATAACACAATATTAAATGGACAAGAAATAAAAAACGAAAAAATAGATAAAATTAAAAAACTATATGGAATCGATTGATAGCGGAAAATTAATAAAACATCTAGCTGGGATTGTGCCAATTGCCGGTCGGCCATTAGAATTCAATATGCCTTGGCACGATGCCATGATGCCGTTGGCAGCTAACTATTTTTCTATTGAAAAATCTATTTATGAATGTGCGTTAGCTGGTTGCGAAACAATATGGTTAGTGGCGCACTATGGAACGCATCCTATATTACGTAAAAGAATAGGAGATTTTGTTGTTGATCCTAAATCATATGATTATCTTAAAAGAGGCGGGCCAACAAGATTAATACCAGTATATTATGTGCCAATATCTCCAAAAGATAAAAAGAAACGTGATTCTCTTTCATGGAGTGTTTTATATGGTGCTTACATGGCACATAGAGTATGTAAATTTATTTCCAAATGGACAATACCAGAAAGGTTTTACTGTTCTTTCCCATATGGTGTGCCAGATCCATATTTTATAATGAATTATAGAATAAATCTTTCTAAAAATAATAAAACAATTTTTACTTATAAAAACAAAAGTGTAAAAGATAATTTACATGTTAGTTTTACATTTGACCCAAAAGATTATTTTTCTTGTAGAGATATAGTAAGACAAAGAGATCTTGGTACATGGAAAGACCATAAATTAAATGCTGCATTATATGATTTACAGACAGTTTACAAAGGTCTTGATACGGAAGACGCTACAATGATAGAATTGCCTTGGTTTTATGATATCAGCACTTGGGACGGTTACAGAGAGTTTTTAGCATCAGAACATTCTAAAATATTTAAACGTCCAAAACATTTCTTTACTCAATACAAAAAAAGGATATTTCTCAATGAGCAAGATGGCAGAGAACAAATACAATCAGATGAGCAACTATCGCAAGACGAAAATAAATCTTCCTAACTATTATCAAGAATTATCTATAGATCAAAAGATGTTTTTTGATGAATTACTTAATGATAATGATTTTATTGCCCTTGAACAGACAAGAAAAACATACGTAAAGTTTACAGAAAATCTTGAAAAGATGTTGTCTGAAGTAGATAATCTGGAAGCATCGCTCTTTCCTATGGAGTAACATAAAATGCAAATTCTTGAATATACTTTTATTGGTTTAGGATTGGTTGTTGGCGTTGGATCTTTGGTTGCGACAGGACATATTTTATATAAGATGAAGACCAGCAAAGATGGCTTTTGGCGTCCATGAAAATCTTATACCCAATAAATCAGCATTTTGTTATTTGGTCTTTTCTGTGTGGTGATCACGCATTAAAGAGCAATGTATCGCTGCTCAATAAAAAACTTATTGAGCAGCCTGATTTATTGAGTCCTATAGAAAATAATCTACGATATGAAGTCTTTAAATCCAAGAGAAATTGGATAGCCGAAGAAATGGGCGATAGAGCTTCTTTTGCTCTAGCGAAAATAGGTATAGAAGACTTAAAGACATTTCAAACATGTTTTGAAAATATCAAATTTCATGAATTTGTTTTAGAATATAAAGAAGCTCATGATAATAAACGGGATATGGTGAATGACCGTTCCCAATATTTCATGAAACGACACTACAAGCCATTTTCTTCAGTAGAGTATGAATATGCCATAAAGACTAAATTAGTTAAACAATATAAGAATGTTAATGAAAAAGACATTCTTGATAGTCGCCAAAGAAATAGTGATAATTTGTCTCTAGCCCTAAACAGATGTTTTATAATGAAAAGAAACGACCAGTATGTAATAATGGATGGTATGCATAGACTTTCGGCATATTATTGGTCAAAAGTGTTCGATAAAGAAAAAAAGTTACCAAAAGAAGTCTTTTGCTTCTTTTGGGAATCTAAATATTAATATGAGATATCTATTAATATTATTGCTTCTTTCTTGTGATACAACAAAAATACAAAAATCAACCATTTGCGGCACTGCTTGCCACCCAAATCCAAAACTAGCTGGTGTCGGACAGTGTTCTGTGGGCTATTGGGAATGCGTCGAAGGTAATGACCCGGAATGTCTAGGATACGTTGCAGCTGGAAAAGAAATATGTGACGGTATAGATAATAACTGTAATGGCTCAGTCGATGAAAAGCTAGTTCAACAATGCCAATCCCCTTGCGGTCAAGGGTTTGAATATTGTGATAATGGTAAATTTGTCAATTGTTCCGCTCCACAGCCAAGCGTAGAACAATGCGACGGTTTAGACAATGATTGTAATGGTAAAATAGACGATTTTGTTTTTCAATCTCAGTTTTGCTACGAGGGTAACGCTAACGATTTATTATATGGCGAGTGCCATCCCGGTTCTTCAAGATGTATAGCAGGAAAAGTACAGTGCATCAATCAACAATTACCAAAATATGAAACTTGTGACGGTAAAGACAACGATTGCGATGGAGAAATAGATGAAAATGTAACAAAACCAAATCGCTTAATAGATATTGTATTTGTTATTGATGAAAGCGGCTCAATGGAAAATGTTATTAGAAATATAGCTAATGTTTCTAAAACATGGGTTGTGAAATATAATAATCGTGCTGATTTAAAATTTGCCGTTGTTGCCGCTCCTTGGTCTAATTATACTTATGATGGTCGGACGTTATTAATACAAGATTTAACTAATGCTAGTGCTGCTTCAATCGCTTTATCAAATCAATATGCAGGTAATTGTGCTCTTGAACCAACGTGGGACGCTATATATTTATTA